ATTGGGTTAGATTATGGAATCATTAAAATTGAACCATTCGACGGAACGTTTTATTTTGAGGAGGAACACGAGAAGTGAAACGATTTATCGCAATATGGATATTATTATCTGCTGGATTGAACATCTGGCAATGTATCCACATAAAAAAACTAGAACAAAAGCGCCCGATTGTCGTCTACAAGGCAGATAATCAAGGCGCAGAAATCAAAGGCAGAGTCGTCCACAAGGAGAAGATTGGCGAACTCTACACGATCACGATACAGAACTACGGCATTTTCGTAGTATCGCAAGACAACTACGAATTTTTGAAAATTGGAGATGAGGTAATATTGTAATGGCAGAGTACAAGAAACCAACTTACATCATCATTCAGGAAGCAATGGCAGAGCGCATTAGATTTCTTGAAGATGAACTGTATAAAAGGGCCTATAAGGATATTGAGAAACTAGAAGCTCAAAATGATTTCTTAAAAGGTCTTTGTAACAATCAACTTGAAATCATCATGGATTACGAATGGAAGCAGATGCAAGAGCAGGCTGAGTTCATAAAGGCTAATACTAGGAAATGGAGAGCAAGATGAATAGAAGGATTAAAAAGAAGAAAGATAAACAACTTGCTCAGAAGAAACAAATAGAGTTAGAAAATAAGCTTAGAAAGTTAAGCCCGGAAGAAATTGAAGTTTTGTCTAGAATGATTAAGCAGATAGTTTCTGACATCAGTAAGGCTTTTTCTCAAATATTCGATAGCTTATTTAATTATTTAGAAAATTCGGAGGTAGAATTTGAAGAAATTAAGCGACGAAGACCTCAAAACATTGGACAGAGAACTTTTCAAATTTCAAAACATTCAACGGACAATAGATTTGAGGAGGCTAGAACTAGAAACTCGAAATCCAGATGTTCAAAATGGGACCAGCGTAGGAATAAGCAAACCTACCGAAACCATCGCAATCAGAATCGCAGATGATCCAACTTTAAAATTTCTCGAAGGGTTCAAAGCTATTATTAACAAACTCTTGATCAATCTAGTTGATGAAGATAAGGAAATCTTTAATCTGCGCTGGAGATATCCTCAACTTAGATGGGAAGAAATAGCAGAACAGAAATTCATGAGCAAAGCCACAATTTATAGAAGGAGGAGGATTATCTTAGAACAGTACGCTATCTTGAAAGGTGAGTTGTAAACAAGAATGAGACAAAAGACATCTTGAAGTCTCACAAAAAAAGGTTTATTATGATAGCATGAACTTCTGAAACAAAAACACACATCACACTTTAGGAGTCATCCTTAATTCTAGTCAAAAAGTTGTCAAACAGAAGTATCGTCAAGAGTCAGCAAATGCTGGCTTTTTGTTTTGTGGAAAGGAGGTAGAACATGGAATTTGTATCACCGATAAAAGAGAATGACGACATTCAGGCAATGAAAGATTATCTCAAAGAGTGGAACGAGATGTATTATATGTTATTTATCACAGGTCTGAATACTGGCTTGCGAGTCGGAGACATACTTACATTGAAAGTTAAAGATGTTCAAGGATGGCACATAAAGCTGAGAGAACGGAAGACTGGCAAGCAGATAACAAGGCGGATGACAAAAGAACTCAAGAAAGAAATGAGGAGATATGTTGAAGGAAAACCATTTCATCATTTCTTATTCAAGAGTAGGCAAGGTCAGAATAAAGCGATCACTCGTGAGCGAGCTTATCAAATCATCCATGAAGCAGCTGAAGAACTAGGCATTGATAATGTTGGCACGCATACAATGCGAAAAACATTTGGCTATAAATATTACAACAAGACAAAGGACGTAGGAACATTACAGAAAATGTTCAATCACTCATCACCTGCAATCACCCTGAGATATATAGGAATAGAACAAGCAGAGCTTGATGATGCTTTACGGAACTTTGTCATTTAATTTTTTTAGATATTACTTTCACATAACGAGTTAAGCATAAACTGAAAAAACGAAACGCTTTAAAACCTATGATTCGTAAGGGTTTGAGATTTAGAGTGAGTTTAACAAAATATAAGATATGTGAAAGTGAAGGATAAAAATACACTAATCACAGATACAAGAGAGGTAAAAGAAATGTATCCAAAATTTAGAGTCTGGAATCATAAAAAAGAAAAAATGATTTACAAAGTCATGGTAGGAAACTGTGATCCAAATGACAAGAATTGGACGTGTCCAGTAGTTTATGAAGAAGGTATTGGTTGGTACCACTTCGAAGACTTTAAATACATTACACAATCAACACACACATTCGACCAAAATAAAAAAGAAATATTTGAAGGAGACGTTCTTCAAATCGAACAAATAAAAGCCATTGTTCGTTTCGGTCTATATCGTTATTACGAAGGCCAAAAATTATTTTATGGGAACGGATTCTATTTCGAATGTTTGAATGTTATGGACCCAGATTGTATTGCACCATTTGAAACAAATATCTTAGCGACTGCTAAAATTATTGGAAATATCTTTGAGAATCCTGAACTAAGCAAAAATTTTGTAGGATATAAACCAAAATGAGACAAAAGGCATCTTGAAGTCTCACAAAAAAAGGTTTATTATGATAGCATAGATTTTTTGTATGAGAGGGGATAGGTCGTTGACTTATCCCTTTTAGTATTGAGAAAGGAGGTTTGGGATGTATAACAAACCTATCAGACCATCCTTGAAATCTAAGAAGTGGGAGAAGTTCCGTGATAAGATTATGCGGAAGTTCGACTATCTTTGTCAAGAAAGTTTGAGGTATGGAATTTCAGTAGCAGCTGAAATGGTACATCATATCTTTCCTGTATCTGAATATCCTGAACTTGAATTTGTTGAGTGGAATTGTTTGCCATTGACAAACAAGAAGCACAATACATTTCATGATAGAAAGAATGATAAGATTATCAATCAAGGATTATTTTGGCAAAGAAAGAGGAAAAAGGAATTCGAAGAATTTTATGGATACCCCCCACCTCTTTAAAAATTCATTTTGGCCAGTAGGGTACCGGTGAAGGGAACTTTTTCCAAGTCGAGGGCCTTCAAACAAAAAGGGGGTAAAAACTAAGCGATTTTGACGAAAGGAGGTAGTTTTTGGCTAAACCAATAACAGCGAAGTCAATTAAGTCAAAAGTGGTCAAGCAGATGAAAGACTTGGGCACTTATCGTAAAGAGTTTGAAATGATCATTGACATCTTTGCAGGTATGCTCTATCAGTATCAGAAACTTGCTCAAGATTATTCTGACATGGGTTATCCAGTAACAGACACCTACGTCAATAAGGCTGGTGCTGAAAATGAGCGCAAAGTTCCAATCTTGACAGCGATGGAAATTTTGAGGAAAGACATCCTCAGCTACTCTAATCAGTTGATGATGAATCCTAAGTCGCTTGGTGAGGTAGTAGAACAAGAGGGTGAATCAGTTCTTACTGAGGTCCTGAAGTTCAAGAACGAAATCAAGAAGAAGCGAGTGACTGGCAATGGGTAATCTTGATAAAGCGAAAGAGTATGCTCAGCACGTCATATCTCACAGAGAGGAACATTGTGAGGAGAACATTCTTGCAGCTGAACGTTTCTTGCGTGATCTTGAAAATCCTGAGTTTGAAATGGATGAGGAAATCGTTAATTTTGTTGTTCACTTCATCGAGAATACGATAGTCCATCAGCAGGGTGATGATATGTCTGCGGTGTCTATCCGTAACAAGCCATTACTCTTGCAACCCTGGCAACACTTTGTGGTTGTTAATCTATTTGGATTCTACTACAAGGGGTCAAACGAGCGCAGGTTCAAAGAAGCGCTTATCATGCTTGCTCGGAAGAATGGAAAGACCTCATTTACTGCTGCAATCGCACTTGCTTATCAGATATTAGACACAGACAGCGGTTCAAAATGCTACATCGTGGCCAACTCAGTCAAGCAAGCGATGGAAGCCTTTGGGTTCTTGAAGTTCAATGTTGAACGATGGAATGATAAGAACATTCGTATCAAGGACAACAACCAGGAACACTCAATCAGTGCTAACTTTGGTGATGAAGGTTCTTTCTTTATCCAGGCACTGGCCAACGATGAAAGCCGTTTGGACTCATTGAACGGAAACGTTGTTATCTTTGATGAAGCTCACACGACGAGAAATAGTAAGAAATACGGACTTATGAAGAAAACAATGTCAGCATACCGAAACAGTATGCTTTTTGTTATCTCTACGGCTGGGGATATTCCTACTGGATTCCTTGCTAACCGTTTGAAATACTGTCAAAAGGTCCTTAAACAATTAGTCAAGGATGATTCCTTGTTTATGTTTATCTGTAAAGCTGACCAGACGACTGATGGAGACGTGGGGGATTACCTGGATGAGAATGTTCTTAAGAAAGCAAACCCCTCGTGGGGAGTGACGGTGTCGCTCAAGGCTCTGAGAGAAGAAGCCGAGCAGGCTATGAACGATCCACAGACAAGAAATGAGTTTTTCAACAAGACTTTGAATGTCTTCACAAACTCTATGAATGCTTATTTCAATCCTGATGAATTCATTGCTTCAGATAGTCAATATGATTGGACCTTAGAGGAGTTGGCACGCTTACCTATTCAGTGGTATGGTGGTGCTGACTTGTCAAGGCTGCACGACTTGACCGCTGCTGCTCTCTATGGTGTCTATCACGATGGAGAAAAAGATGTTGATATCTGTATCACACATGCTTTCTTCCCTAGGGTTAATGCTCAGAAGAAAGCTAACGATGACGGAATTCCACTCTTTGGGTGGCAGTCTGATGGATGGTTGACTATGAGCAACACTCCAACCGTCCTTTATGACGATATCGTTAAATGGTTCATCAAGATGAGGGAGAAAGGGTTCAAGATTGCTGCTGTCGGAATGGATAGGAAGTTTGGTCGTGAGTTCCTGACAAAAATGAAACAAGCTCGGTTCAAGATGATTGACCAACCTCAGCTTTTTTATCTGAAATCAGAGGGATTCAGACGGATTGAGTTCAAAGTTAAGAATAAAGAGTTTTACTATCTTCATTCTGATGCTTACGAATACTGTGTGAGCAATGTTAGAGCGATTGAAAAGGTGGATGATGCTGTGCAATATGAGAAATTAGACGGTGACGGTGGCACTGCAAGAATTGACTTGTTCGATGCCAGCGTTTTTGCTTGTATTCAGGCTCTTGCTAATCTTGGTAAGAATCAGAATGTCATGAGCTTCTTTGATTAGAGAAAGGAGGTGAGGAAAGATGGGGCTTTTAGATAGAATTTTGAAACGTGGTAAGAGTCGAAGTGGAACGAATGTTATCACTCATTCAGATTTTGGTCTTTATATTGACGGTGATAGCTATGTGCCACTGGCTCGCAATCCTGATGTGATTGCTGCGGTCAATAAGATTGCTGACATGGTATCAAATATGACCATTCATTTGATGGAGAATACCGACAAAGGTGATATCCGAATAAAAGACGGACTGGCTCGCAAGATTGACGTAAACCCATGCGACAATATGACTCGCAAAACTTGGATTTTCAAGATTGTGCGTGACCTGTTGCTATTTGGTGACGGAAATTCAGTTCTTCATGTTGAGTATGATCCTGTGAATGATTATATTTTGAACTTGAGACCATTCGCAATGAGTGAGGTCTCTTTCAAAAGTGATGATGTTGATTATATCGTGAATTATCGTGGTATCGACTACAACCCAAGTGAAATCGTGCACTTTGTAATCAACCCAGATCCAGACAATCCATTTGTAGGAACTGGCTACAGACTTGCTCTGAGGGATATTGTTAGGAATTTAAACCTTGCAACTCAAATTAAAAAAGGGTTCATGAGTGGCAAGAACGTTCCTAGCTTGATTGTTAAGGTTGATTCTTCGAGTGGAGAATTAGGAACACAAGAGGGACGTGACCAGGTCGCTAAGAAATATCTTAGCACGAGTCAAGCTGGTGAGCCGTGGATTATTCCTGATGCCTTGCTAGAGGTTGAACAGGTCAAGCCATTAAGTTTGAAAGATATTGCTATCAATGAATCTGTTGAAATTGACAAGAAAACAGTTGCTGGGCTTTTGGGGGTTCCAGCTTTTATTTTGGGAGTTGGTAGCTTTGACAAAGAAGAATACAACAACTTTGTCAATACAACGGTCATGAGCATTGCTACGACGATCACTCAGACCTTAACGAGAGACTTACTCGTTTCAAATAATCGGTATTTCAAACTTAATGCTCGCTCGCTTTATTCGTATGACATTACAGAGTTATCTTCAGTTGCTGAACAGATGACTAAAAGCATGGCAATGCGTCGCAACGAGTGGAGGGATTGGCTTGGGATGCCGCCTGATCCTGACATGGATGAGCTCCTCGCTCTTGAAAATTATCTACCGCAAGACAGACTTGGGGACCAAAAGAAACTGAAAGGGGGTGAGGAAGAGAATGAACAAACGGAATAGTTATCGTACTGCTCAGTTCAAGACACGAGAAGAAAGTGATACTGGTGATTTGATTTTGAGCGGGTACTTTATCAAGTTCGATGAAGTTACTGAATTATGGCCGGGTTACTTTGAGGTAATCAAACGTGAGGGCGTTGAAAAAGCTATCAAAGGAGCTGACATCAGGGCATTATTTAACCATGATGATAGTTTAGTGCTTGGTCGTACTGGTAACGGGACGGTCATTTTAGGAGTTGATGAAATCGGACTTTACGGTGATATCATCATCAACAAGGATGATCCGCAAGCTGTTGGGGCCTATGCTCGTGTTCAGCGTGGCGATGTGATTGGATGTAGCTTTGGTTTCATCCCAATCAAAATCAACACGGAAGAGCAAGCAGATGGTTCGTACCTGGACACTATCTTAGAATTAGAAATCTTTGAAGTGAGTCCATGTACTTTCCCAGCCTATCCGCAAACGGAAATTGCTGCACGACAGAAAGACTTTGAAAGTCAACAGCGTGCCAATCGTGAAGCGCTGGATAAGCGCAAGAAAGAAATTAAGGAGAAATTTAATTTATGAACAAATTATTGATTTTGGGCGCTCGTATGCGCAATAAAGCAGATGAAGTAGTAGAGCTTGAAAAATCAATCAAGGAATTGAACAAACGCTCTGAACTTGAAGCGAAGAAATTGGATCAAGCTGGAAACGATGAAGAAGTTTCAGCAATTGAAAAGAGCCTGGAAGACATCCAAAAAGAATTGGATGAAAAATTGGCAAAAAAAGAACAACTTGAAAAAGAAATCGAAGATTTACAAAATCAAGTTGAAGAATTGAATCGTAAAGCACCGACTTACCCAAGTCAAGAACAACGTGGAGGACAAAAATTGGAACAACGTGACGCAGTACTAGAATTCATCCGCTCTCGTGGACAAAAACGCACAGGTGTTAAAACAACAGATGTAGGAGCGATTATTCCGAAAGAGGTTTTGGAGCCACAAAAAACACCTGAACGTCAGAACCCATTGCTCAACCTTATTCATATTGTCAAAGTAACAAGTGGTTCAGGTACTTACCCAGTTCTGAAAAAATCAAATCGTAAGATGACAGAAGTTGGTGAGCTTGAAGAAAATCCAGAATTAGGAAAAACAAAAATCACTGAAGTTGATTACAAAATCAAGACCTATCGTGGTGAACTTCCTATTTCTCGTGAAGCTATTGAAGATGCGCAATACGATCTCATCGGAATCCTTCAAGAAGATATCCAAGACCAAGACGAACAAACAAAATTGGCAATTGTTGCGGATGTTATGAAATCCGCAAAAGTTGTAAACGCTAGTGGACTTGATGGAATCAAGGACATTTTAAACACTAAAATTTCATCTGTCTACAAAAAATCACTTGTTGTTACAGATACCATGTTCAATGCACTGGATAAGATCAAGGACAAAGATGGCCGTTACATGATGCAGCCCGACATCACTTCACCAACTGGATACTCATTCTCAGGTAAAACAATTTATCCAGTTGAAGATACACTACTAGGTCAAGAAGGTGAAATGAAATTCTTCATCGGTGATGTCGAATACTTCCTTACATTGTTTGACCGTATGGAATTGACCGTGAATTGGGAAGATAATCATAAATTTGGTAAGAACCTTGCATCATACCTTCGTTTTGATATCAAGAAGACAGATGAAGATGCGGGAGTATTCGGAACCTACACTGATGCTGTAGCTTAAGGAGGTGGCGTATGAGCTATAAAGTAATCCGTCCTTTCAAGGACTTGGCTGATCCTGAAAAACATGACTATGCTGTTGGCGATATCTTTCCTCGTGAGGGATATGAGCCCACAGATAGCTTTACCAACGGTCTTTTGACTGGCGCTAACACTGCTGGCTCTATCTTCCTTGATGTTTTGGGAGATGATGAGCCTAAGAAACCATCTCCTGAAGCAAAAGAAGTTAAGGAAGAGCCCGCAGTTGAGCAGGCAGAAACAGTTGAGGAAACTGCTGAAGAACCTGCTAAGGAAGTTGAGGAGTAAACATGGACGAAGGTCAGCTTTTAGAATTGCTGAAGCTTAAGCTGGGTATTTCAACTAGCTTGAGAGACAAGCCGTTAAAAAAAATCATTTCAAGTGTCATTACCGAATTGACCGATAACCTCGGTATCGAGCTTGTTGGTGAGCGTGCTGACCATGAAATGTTTATCGTTGACTATGCTGCTTATCGCTATGAGGGTGGGGTGGATATGCCACGTCACCTTCAATGGCGACTGCATAATTTACAACTAGCATCAAAGAAAGAAGTCAAGAATGTGGAATCATGAAATCACGCTGATCTCTAAAAAAGTAACAGGTAAGGATAAGTTACTACAACCAATCTCTGAAGATGTCGAAGTTATTCTCTTATGTCGCAAAAAGAGGGTTACTCGCTCTGAATTTTATCAAGCGAATCAAGCAGGTTTAAAGCCGAGCTTGATCGTTGAGATTCGAAATTTTGAGTATGAGAATCAAGAGTTTGCGAAGTTTGAAGGCAAGCAATATCGCATCTTAAAAACCTATCCTATCGATTCTGAAATTTTAGAGTTGACTTTGTCAGAGGTCTTGAAATGAGCAATGACCTTGCTGATTTGATAGCGAAAGAGCTTGCAGCTTACTCTGATGAGGTTACTGAAGAAGTGGATAAGATTGCCGAGCAAGTGGCTGATGAGACTGTGGATGAGTTGAAAGAGACAAGTCCGAAACGGTACGGAAAGTATCGCAGGAGTTGGAAAAAGAAGAAGTTGGCTAGTGGCTCTTTTGTTGTGTTCAACGCAGTTGCAAGTCTTACTCACATACTTGAGAACGGGCACCTTTCAAGAAATGGTGGTCGTGTCGCTGGTATCGTCCACATCAAGCCTGCTGAAGAAAAAGCAATTCAGAACTTTGAGAAGCGTATCAAGGAGATTGGGAAATGAAGCTATCAGACTTTGCTGCTATTTTAGAACAGGTAAACTTGCCTGTCACCTATCGAGCGTTTAAAACTGGGAACGCTCCTGACCTACCTTACCTGGTCTATTATGAATCGAGTCCAGCCATCAATGCAGCTGACAACACGGTTAATCATCAGATTAAGAGCGCGACAGTAGAGCTAGCTTTTGAGCGGAAGGATGAAGATTTGGAAGAACGTCTGGAAGAGCTGTGGGCAACCCACGAGCTCTTTTTTGAAGTTCAAGAAGAAACATTTATCGAGACTGAAAGACTCTATGTCAAGTCTTATACGGTCTATCTATACTAAGGAGGAATGACATGACTCAAGAAAATAAAGTAACCTTTGGCCTAGAAAACGTACATATCGCACCTGTCAAAACACTTGCAGCAGATGGAGTTATCACTTACGGCGATGTTTTTCGTTTTCCCGGGGCGATGGAGCTGACACTTGATACCAAAGGGGAAACAACCCCTATCAAAGCAGACAACAAGGATTACCATTTCATGAATTCAAATGAAGGCTATGAAGGTAAACTTAAAATTCCGCACATCATCGATGAATTTGCAACAAAAATTCTCGGTGAAATCAAGGATCCTCAGACGGGTGTCATGACTGAAAAAGCAGATGCGAGCTTGACAGAGTTCGCAATGATGTTCCAGTTTGAAGGCGACAAAAATAAGACTCGCTATGTGATGTACTACTGTTTTGCCAGTCGCCCATCTCTTGGCTCAAAAACTAAGAATGGGACATCAACCAACGAACGTGAACTTAGTTTCAAAGCTAGCCCGCGTCCATTGGATACAGTTGTTAAACGTTCAATCACATCAGCTGATGACAAGGATGCGTATGACAACTGGTTCAAGAAAGTGTATGAACCTACTGCCGTTGCAGCTTAAGGAGAAGATCTATGCGTAAAATCGTTTTGGTTGGTGATCAGGAGTATGAGTTAGGCACTAATGGCTATACTCCTATCGCCTACAAGCAACAATTTGGGAAAGATTATTTTCAAGATTTGTTCTCGATGTTGAAAAATCAATCATTCATGAATGAATTGAACAAGCTAGAAGCTGAAAAAAAATTGACAGCGACCGACATTGACATTTCAATGCTAGAAGAGTTTGATATGACCTTTTTCAACCGTCTTTTTTGGACCTTTGCTAAATCTGCAAATCCTCACATCAAGCCTTATGAACAATTCTTCATGGAAATGGAAGTCTTTCCTATTCAGGAAGTTGGTCCTGTGTTGATGGAAATGCTGAATGCGAGCATGACGACAAAAAAGCACCAGATGAATCAGAATCAGCTAGCGAAGAAATCTTCACAGTAGAGTCTTATCTGTCATGCTGTAAAGAAACTGGTCTGTCTATCGATGATCTAAAGCACATCTCAATCGGAATGGCTCTGGATTATCAGACGGATTATGTTAATTTACGGAGTGAGGATAAGGGTGGCGAACGGAAAGCCACGCAAGCTGATTTTGACAGTTTTTAAAGAAAAAATGAGTGCTGAGAGAGCAATTCTGAGACCAAGTTCCTTGGTCTGACTGCATTATCAGTGGTAGAAGCTATCTCAGCGCTTTTCTATTTTTTTGAGAAAGGAGGAAATATGGCAGGAAATATCAAAGGTATCAAAATTGAAATTGATGGCGACACGCAACCCTTACAGAAGGCGCTGAAAAATGTCAATAAGGCTGCTACTGATGCAAGTCAGGAATTGAAACAGATTGATAAGGCCTTGAAGTTTGATACAGGTAACGTAACGCTCCTGACTCAGAAGCAAGAAGTCTTGCAAAAGCAAGTTTCGACGACAAAAGAGAAACTAGAAACTTTGAGACAAGCTCAGTCTCAGGTAGAACAGCAGTTCAAAAATGGTGATATCGGCGCTGATCAGTACCGAGCTTTTCAACGTGAAGTCGAAGTTACTCAAAACGTCTTAAAAGGATATGAGGGTAAGCTTGCAAGTGTGAACCAGGCGCTTTCTGAAAATGGTAATGCTACTCAGAACAACAAGAACCAATTAAAAGAATTGCAAAACGAGCAGAAGCAACTGGCTAGTGAGAACGAAAAAGTAGTTAGCTCATTCAAATTGCAAGAAAGTCAGCTAGGTGCTAACGCTAGTGAAGCTGACAAGTTGGCACTTGCTGAGAAAAAGATTGGAGCGCAATCCGATATCGTTGCTCGGCAGATTGAAAATCTAGAAAAACAACTAGCTCTTACTAAGCAAGAGTATGGTGAGAATTCAGCTGAAGCCAATAAGATGGAAACGCAGTTGAATCAAGCTAAAACAGCTTACTCAAATCTCTCTCAAGAGATGAGTAACCTTGGGAACGCTGGTAAACAAGCGAGCGGAACCTTAAGCGAGACAAACAATCTCTTAAAAGCTGAATTGCTCAATCAATTTTCTGAAAAACTATCCGACATCAGTAAAAAGTTAGTTGATTTCGGAAAGAGTGCCCTTGAAGCCTTTCGTCAAGTAGATGAAGGTATGGACACCATTGTCACTAAAACTGGTGCTGGTGGTGAAGCACTTGAAGGCATGCAAAAAATCGCAAATGATATTGCGACAGAGTTACCAACGGACTTCTCAACTGTAGGAAATGCTGTGGGAGAAGTTAACACACAATTTCAATTGACCGGAGAAGCATTGAAAAATGCTTCAGAGGACGTTATCAAATTTTCAGAAATAAATGGTTCCGATGTAACTAATGCGACCATACAATCAAAACAAGCATTGGAAGCTTATGGATTGTCTGTCGAAAATTTATCTGCTGTTTTAGATTCTACTACCTTCGTGGCTCAAGCTACAGGTGTTTCGGTAGATGACCTGATGAAAAAAGCAACTGACGGGGCACCTCAAATTAAGTTGCTAGGGCTAAGTTTTGAAGAAGCAGTAACTCTTATTGGCCAATTGGAACAACATGGTGTTGATTCATCTGCCGCATTATCAGGCTTGACAAAGGCTGCTGGAGCTTATGCCAAAAAAGGCAAATCTATGACAGAGGGGTTGAAAGAAACCATTGATTCTATCAAAAATAGTAAGAGCGAGACAGAAGCTCTTAGCACTGCGATGGAAATTTTTGGAGCAAAAAAAGCTCCTCAAATGGTTGACGCAATCAAACGTGGAGCACTAAGTTTTGAAGAATTAGGCTATACGTCCCAAGTATCAGCAGGACTAGTATCTTCAACATACGAATCTACGCTTGATCCTATTGACAAATTTAAGACAGCTCAGAATTCAGCTACTTTGGCCATGTCTGAACTAGGCGCTGCGATTGCGGAAGTTTTAGCTCCTGTTTTCGAAATGTTAGGAAATATCGTCAAAGGTCTTGCGGAGTGGTTTAGCAGTTTACCTGGACCAATTAAAGAGTTTGTAGTGGTTATGGGTACTGTCGTGGCTATTGTAGGTATAATTGTCCCCATATTTTTAACACTGCAAGCGGCTGCAACTGCTTTAGAAATTTCGATTGGTGCAATGATTACAGCTGCTCTCCCAATTATTGGAACAGCTTTAGCAATTGCTGCTGCGGTTGCAGGAGTAATAATCGTTTTAAAATATCTCTGGGAGACGAATGAAGGCTTCAGAGAAGCCGTAACAACAGTATGGAATGCAATCCTCGAGGTCATCAATGCAGTCGTATCAGAGATTTCTGATTTTGTCATGAGTATCTTTGGGACAGTTGTTACTTGGTGGACAGAGAACCAGGAACTTATCAGGACAAGTGCTGAGACTGTCTGGAATGCCATTTCAGCAGTTATAGATACAGTCATGACCTATCTAGGGCCACTCATTCAAGCAACTTGGGATAATATTCAACTTGTCATCACGACAGCTTGGGAAATCATTAAGACCGTTGTCGAGACCGCAATAAACGTTGTGCTTGGGATTATACAAGCGGTTATGCAGATCATAACTGGTGATTGGTCAGGTGCTTGGGAAACCATCAAGGGAGTATTCTCTACGGTGTGGCAAGGAATCCAAAGTGTGGCTCAAACCATCTTTTCAGCGATACAGTCATTTATATCAAATACTTTGAATGCCATTTCAAGCACAGTATCAAGTGTGTGGAATGGTATTTCAGGAACAGTATCAAGCGTACTAAATGGCATTTCTAGTACAGTATCAAGCGTTTGGAATGGGATTAAAAATTCCATCGGCAGTGCTATCAATGGGGCGAAGGACCTTGTCAGCACGGCTATCAATGCCATCAAAGGATTGTTTAACTTCAGCATTAGCTGGCCACATATCCCACTACCTCACTTCTCTGTTAGTGGTTCAGCCAATCCACTCGACTGGTTGAGCCAGGGTGTTCCAAGTATCAGCATCGAATGGTACGCTAAGGGCGGTATCATGACGAAACCGACCATTTTTGGAATGAATGGCAATAGCCTGATGGTTGGTGGTGAAGCTGGTAACGAAGCAGTATTGCCACTTAATGATCAAACGCTTGGCGCTATCGGTCGAGGCATCGCTCAGACGATGGGGGGAACTTCACCGACCATCAACATTACTATTACTGGTAACACTGTCAGAGAAGAAGCTGACATCATTCGTATTGCTGATGAGGTAGCGCAGAGGATTGCTGACGAATTGCAACGTAAGACACAATTGAGAGGAGGGATTGCATGGTAAAGCATAATGAGCTTGTGATTGACGGTGTGAGAACATCGTCTTTTCCTTTTAAGGTCATTGTCCATGATTCTCCCTCAATTGCTCTGGGAGAGAGCAAGACAGCTCTCTTGGAGCATGGTGGCATCAGTGGAGCAATTGTTCGGACGAACAAGCATAGGGAACTGGTCAAGAAATCCTATACGATTTACTTGGTCAAACCTACTGAAGAACAGATGAACCAATTTATGAGTTTGTTTATCCATGAGAAGTTCTGGCTAGAGAGTGAGCGAGTCAAAACAACTCGACTCTGGTGCTATAAGGTCAATGTGACCGACCTTGAAGAAGTGCAACCTGGTCTTTATATGACTAAAGCAACCTTCACTTGCCATCCTACCAAATACTTTAAAGTCACTGATACACAGAGATTGACAAGAAGTGGGACCTTGACCGTTCAAGGTTCTGCTCTTGCCTTTCCTAAAATCACAATCGTTGGCCAGAGCGCTGCTGAGACTTCGTTTACAATCGCCGGTCAGGTCATTCGTCTTGAACGGCTTACTGAATCGCTTGTGATGGTCAATAATCCTGACAATCCTAGTTTTAAAACAACAACAGGGAAGCCAGTGAAATGGTCAGGGGATTTTATCACAGTCGATCCATCGAAAGTGAAGAATATTGGGGTTGTTCTAGGTACAGGTATTCAATCACTTGAAATCGAGACAGTTTGGGGGTGGGCATAATTGCTTTATTTACTTGATAAAGATGTGAGGACTGTTCGATGGAACGGGGAGCCACTTCATGAAGCGACTTCGGCGATTGTCAAAGAGACCATGAATGGCGATTTCACCTTAACTGTGAAATATCCTATTTCTGACTCAGGTTTTTATCAGCTCATCAAAGAAGATATGCTGATAAAGGCTCCGACTCCTGTTTTTGGTGCGCAGCTATTTCGCATCAAGAAACCTGTTGAACACAATGATCATCTGGAAATTACAGCCTATCACATTTCAGACGATGTGATGCAACGTTCTATCACACCAGTGAGCGTGACTAATCAGAGCTGTAGTATGGCTCTTTCTCGCATGGTTCAAAACACCAAAACTGCTTTGGGGGATTTTTCTTTCAATAGCGATATCCAGGATCGTAGGACCTTCAACACGACTGAAACAGAAACTCTGTACTCTGTATTGCTGGACGGTAAGCACAGTATAGTTGGTACATGGGAAGGTGATCTGGTTCGTGATAACTTTGCGATGACTGTCAAGAAAAGCCGTGGTGAGAATCGTGGTGTTGTTATCACGACACACAAGAATCTGAAGGATTACCAACGCACAAGGAACAGTCAGAATGTTGTCACAAGAATTC